GAGGTTCCAGTTCCACCCCACAGCGGCCAATCCAGTCAGATAACGTTGATCTAGACAGATCAACACCTGCGCGTAGAAAGATTTGACGTTGACGGTACAAAGGCAAATGATCGGCATACTTTGACACCAGCACATGGCTAAGCAATTCAGGTGAAGCAATGCCTTTATCAATCACATAGGCTGGCATCGCTTGCTGAGTCAGAGTGTCACACTGATCACAGACCCATTTACCACGCACATGCTGTTCCTTATAGAACTGTGCCGGTCTGAAATTCAGTTTTTCACTGACATCTTCACCGATACGACGCAAGGTACAGCCACAAGCACATTGGGTTGATGCAGGTTCATGCTCAATACGGAGGGTGTGTAGATGATCTGGCAACAGCCGACGTTTAGGTTTGTTGACTGGGGCTTTCTGTGCAGCTGCATTGGTTTTATCTGCATTCAGTCGTTCCAGTTCCAGATCAACCGCTGCAATATCTTCTTCAACCGCTTCATCCCAGAGATGGATTTGTTTTGCGGTTAGATGTTCGTTTTTACTGCCGAATTTATGCTGTTTAAATAGTGCAAGCTCATGCTCGTATTTTTGATTGAGAATAGAAAGATGTTGAACTTTAGAATCTAATTGCTGATTGGTGACTTCAAGATGTTGAACTCTGGCATCTAATTGCTGATTTGATTGTTCCAGTTGTTGTTTAGATTGTGCCAGAGACTGATGCTGCATCGCCAACTGTCTGGTAAATTCCAGCAGTTGTTCATGGGTCAGTTGGCTTAAATCAGGCAGCGTATTCATGACCGCAGTATGCCTGAGGTCATGATGCAGAGGAAATAGAACGTTTGGAGAATAGCAGAATGGATGAACCTGGTTTAGAGCATTGTTACCACTTGCTGCAGTCCGATTCTTTGCCAGGGCAAACCCTGGATCAGTGCCTGTAACTGCTCCGGGCTGATCGCCATACTTTCACCCTGGTGAACTTTAGCCCAGTGGAATTTCCCCTGTTCCAGCCGCCGGGCACACAGCCAGATACCCAGTCCATCATGCACCAGCACTTTCATACGATGGCCACGCTTATTACAGAACAGGTAAGCGCAATGCGGTTTGATGTAGCCAAAGGCTCTCAGCACCTGAGCCATGGCTGTATCCATCCCTGCACGCATGTCCATCGGCTGGGTAGACAACCAGATCTCATCAATACGAATCATTGAGTCAAACCCTGGATCAGCAACAGTAATTCAGTTACTGACTCCACCGGCCAGCCGATCTCGATCATCTGATCCCTTGCGGAACTTGGTGCCTCATGTAATGGAATCCTGATATAAGCGACAGCTTTCTTCTCTGGCACAGGTGGTAGAGGTGCTTCTTGTTTGACTGGAGTCGGGTGAAGAATGACCGGAAGAAAGTCAGTCTGTGGAATGGATGGGGTTTTTAATGCAGGGGGCATTGATCTGGACTGACGAATCCATTTATGTAGCAGATTGGCATTGATCTGATGTTGCATTGCTACCTTGGCCACTGATGTATCTGGCTGCTGGCATTGCTGAATAAGTTGATGTTTAAATTCAGCTGTGAAGGTTCGACGGGGCTTTTTTAGCGTTGGTGCACTGTCTATAACTGTCTTTAAATCCATAAATAGGTGTCCACTTAAATTTAAGTGGACACTATCGCGGTATTAATGAGTTAGAAAAAGTGGGGTTCAGCGGACGCTTACGATATTCTTGGTTATAGTTGGGATACATCGAAAGGTGAAAATCCTGACCTTACATTACTTGGTTCAAGCGCTAACTGGATCAAATATGCAACCAGCAACAAAATGACAGCAGGTACCTTACTTGATTTATCGGGTACAGCGACAACTGGTTAAAACCTAAAAATTAAAACCTAAGGGGGCTAATAAGCCCTCTTTTTTATTATTAAGAGAAAAGCGCCATGAAGATTATCTATACACGCATTGCAGCAGCGGCTGCATTAGAGACAGGCATTATTGCTAACCCTGACTATTATGAAAACCCAAATTTGAAAGCAAAAGAGGTAATTATTTACGGTAATTATCCAAAGATTCAAGAGGATTATGAATCTTTGGAAGTTCCAGTTGAAGTTCGTAAGTTGGAAGAGCCACAAAAAACGACTTTGGCCACAGTAAATGTCGCAGTGGGAATTACCCCTGAACTTCAAGCTGTGATGGATGATGCAAAAGCTGAATGTGAAAAGGTAGTTGAAGAAAATACTCAGCTTAAGCAGAAAATTGAAATCTTAGAACAGGCCAAAGGTAATAGTTCGGAATTACTTTCTGAAAATTCACGTTTAAAAGATGCGGTGGTACTGGCAGACAAAGCGGCCAAAACAGCTGAAGTACAATTGGTAAGCATCCAATCTGAATTTGAAGCTTTTAAAAACGATATTCCTGCAATGCAGGCACGTATTGCTGAATTGGAAGCTGGAAAAGCGGAAGAAAATCCAGCTACAGAAACGGCAGCTAATGATTTTGAAAATTGGTCAAATGATCAATTAAAAGAGTATTTGGCTAGTGAGAACATTGGCTACAAGCCATCTGCAACAAAAGCAGAACTCCTTAAATTGATCCCAAAGGAATAATGCAATGAGCTTTATTACTGTAGATGACGCAAATTCAATTTTGGGCAGCGATTTTGCACCAGACAGTGATAAAGCTCGTCTGGTAAAGCTGGCTAATGTATGGATGAAAAACAGAATTGGTTTTATACCAGATCCTATTGATCCACTTCTTAAGGACGCGGCTTGTGAAATTATCAAAGGAATTCTGGCCAAAGTAATTTATAACGGCAAAGACCAGCAGTTGAAGCGTAAGAAAGTTAAAGCTGATTCTGTTGAGTCAGAAAAGGAATACCAAGACGGATCTGAAGCAATTTCTAGCTTTGAACAGATAGCAATTGATTTTATTGATTCACTTGATTTGAAAGATCCAAATGCAAGTTTTAATGGCTTTGGCATACCTCTTTACAGGGCATGATATGGGCTTACGTGACGAAATTCAGGCAGAGATTGCTGAAGCATTTAATGATGATTTAGCGGACGCCGTTCATATTTTTACTTGTGAGAGGATCTCAAAAACTAACTGGGATCCTAAAACTGAAACGTATGTTGAAGTTAAAGAAAACTATTCCGGCCGTGGTGTTCTGTTTGGCTCTTACAGTCAATATGAGATCCAAACACTTGGAGTATTGGCAACGGATAAGAAGGCGACCGTGCTTCAAAATGAAGTAACTATGACTCCAAAAATTGATGATGAGTGGGAAACTGTCCTAGGTTCATTTAGAGTTATTAATATTCAGCAAGATCCTGCCAGTACAATCTGGAAATGTCAGCTTCGAAAAGTGTAGGGGCTAAAATGGTTAATCCTGATTATGTTCCTGAATGGTATATCTCGCCTTTTCAACATGTGCAGTACACGCTTGCTCGAAATCAACTACACATGGATTTGTTATTTGAAGATATGGATAAGGCCGATCAATTTTTGGATATGGGAGCGGATGCGCAAGTTAGTACTTTTTCTGATGGCGCATATGCAATCGTCCAAATTGGTGATACGGCGGATAAAGACCGAATTCAAGTTTATGGATTGCTTTTACATGAAGCTGTTCATGTCTGGCAAAAGATTAAAAAGCTCATGGGTGAACGAGAACCGAGCTCTGAGTTTGAAGCTTATTCAATTCAGGCGATCGCTCAGGATCTTTTTAAGATGTATGAGGAAAGCGAGGTTAAAAGTCATGGGGTGGAAGGGGAAAAAGCCGACTAGTTTTAGTCTTGATGTGTCTAAAGCGGCAGAAGACCATGTGAAGAATATTGTCATGGATACTGTGCAATCCTTAGTTAATTTAAGTCCCGTCGATACTGGAGCATACCGTGCTTCACATATTGTTTCGGTTGGATCTGGTGACTATGACATACGTGTACCTGAAACTAACCCAATTCAAGATGCTGCTATTCAAGCTGTAAAGATTAAATTGGGCAATTTGGTCTACATACAGAATAACCAGCCTTATGCTGAGCGCTTAGAAAACGGCTGGTCTGATCAAGCGCCACAAGGTATTTATGGCCTCACTTTTAATTTTATTTCTCAAAAGTACGGTGGCTAAAATGGCAATGACTTTAGAGCAGACTAGGCAAGCTATTATTGATCGCATGCAAAGCTTTACAGGTATTGCTCAGGAACGGATTCAGTATCCAAATGCACCAGGCTTTACTGTACCAACAAAAGGTGTATGGTGCCGCTTAACGATTGCAGGCGGTCCGAGTTTTACTTCAGGTATTGCAGATAAGCCATGTACTCGCCGTACCGGTAATATCATGGTTCAATGCTTTGCACGTCCCAATTCAGGAATAATTGAAATCACAAAATTGAGTGATGCATTACTTGCTCATTTTGAATATTTCACAATCGAACACTTAGAATGTTTGAATGGCCAATCTATTTATGCGGGTAAAGATGCTGACTTCATTCAATACAATGTATCAATAAGTTTTTTAGTTAACTAAAGCACATAACAAACCAATCTTTCACTACCACCTCATCGGTGGTTTTTTTATGTCTAAAGGAAACACTTATGAGCAATCATGTTTTTAAGCGTGGTGACACATTCAACTTAAATTTGCAGCTAGTTGATACGGATGATGCACTGCAATATCCAGCCAATGATGTACGTCGAGCAATCGATTTAACGGGGTATACCTTTACTTCGCAAGTTAAAACTCTGGACGGAACCGCCGTAGCAACGTTGACTTGTGCAGCGTTAAGTCAAAGCACTCAGAAAGGCTGGCTCAATATTAAATCAGGAACAAGCACTGCAACTTGGCCTTTAGGGCTGTGTCAGATGGATATTAAAGCTGTAGTTAGTGGTACTACGCA